ACCAACCACCATGTCCATCACTCTTAAGGTTTAGTTTTCTTGCCTGGGTGCTTGCCGCAGATGCTTCACTCAGAAACTGAAAGAAACTTTTCATTTATATTGGTATTCCTTATACATTATTTATCAAGTATAACCATCAGGGTTTGGAACCAGACATTTTTCAGTAAGAATAGTTTGAAATTCTTTTGTAACCGTAGCAAAAAATTGAGGTTGGGATGTGAATGATCCTTTATATCTCAGTTCCATATCTAAAATATTGACACCTGCTTTTGATAGTTTGAAGAATATTTTAGCAGCGTTTGCTTCTGCTTTTTTTTCAAAATCAACTGCAATTTTATATGGTTTTTTATTAGCCTCTAAATCACTAAGTCCACAAAGAATCGTGTGAAGGTCAATTGCCTTTCCGCTAGACACGTTTGGTTTTCCTTTAGAGATTTCACCAATACCCGTAACAAGCGCAAATCCAAAAGTAAAATCTTTCAGTTTTTTATTAGCAGATAATTCATCATACAATTTAACCTTTAGGACTAGATTAATAAGTGTTTTTGCAAATAAATCTGCATTATCATTCATATATTGAGTCAATCTTTTAAATAAAACATTATTTGTTTTTGCTAGGTCTGCATTCACAAATTTTCTCATAGCATCGGGTGCTTTATCATTATCATACCCACCAGATAAACTACCTTTAGTATTAATATAAGCTTTGTTAAAAATTTTGGTGTTTCTTTTTCTTGCTTCAAAAAGTTCTTTGTCAGTTTGACGATTTATATTTTCAATAAAAAGAATGCCATCTTCATTTGCCTGCCTCACAAGTCCAGCAAAATATTCAGTTCTTAATTCTGTTATCTCTTCTTTAATTTTATTAAACTGACTACCATTTAAAACAGTGTCAAATGCCTTGTTTATTAATGTGGGATCAGCAGAATTTTTTTTAGGTTTCTTTTTTAATGAAACTCCAAAATATTTTTTATCAGATGTTTTTACAATAAAATCAGATGAATTATAATCATCAAATCCATATGCCCTTATCCTAAATTTTTCAACTTCTTTAGGCCAAATATTACCAGTCAAAAATACTTTCTCTGCAACTGCATCATTACCCTGACCATGATTAGACTTCAACCACTCTTTAATTGCAAGAGCTGCTGATATGCCAACTGCTGCTTCTTTAAATGCCGCAGGTGTGGGTTCCATAAATGCAAGGAACTCATTACGAGAACTACCAAATTCTACATTATCTGCAACTTTCTTAGCAGCATTAGAAATCCACTCTCCAAGTGCTTCTGTAGACTCTGATGCTTTTTTCAATTCTGTAGCAGTAGAGAACATAGCACCTGCTGCCATTACTTCAGAATATTCTAATGCCATTACCTTTTTAGGTATTTATGGAGTTAAGGAGACTCGAACTCCTGACATCCTGCTTGCAAAGCAGGCGCTCTACCAACTGAGCTATAACCCCAGAAAAGACGGAATCAAAGTTTTCCGCCAACAAATGCATCACCAACAACTCTGGTGTATTGTTCTAGTGTACCATCTTGCTCACACTTAAGGTGCCAACGTGTCAGTTCAGTAACACCATCTTTAGTACCACCAGTCATCATCTTACGACCTTGCTTAGTCATTGATGAGTACAAACTATAACGAGTCTTCCAAACATAGAAGACATCATCAATTAGTTCTGCACCTTCCGGTACAACAACTTTTTTAATTTCAGTCTGTTCAGATTCCATATTCAAAAATGTTTGTTACTGTATCAGTTTCTGGAAGATCTTTAACTTTCTTGTTGAATCCAAAAGGACCAACACCAGGTGTATCAAAATTACGGCGCTTTTGTGCCATGTCACAAACAGTTTCCATAACCTTAATTGTATCCTCTACAGTACAATTCTCTGGCATATTGCGATGCACAATATCAAAGAGTGGGAAGAACTCTTTTGCTGCATCATTCACCTCTGAGGGTGTGAGTGGATCATACTCTTTCATACATCTCCTTCAATACGGTTTTCTGATTTAGTTACATCAAACTCACCACCAGGGTAACGAGCCATCAGTTTGTGAACATTCATCTCAATGATTTCATCGAATGTAGTATCCAGAGCCATACATGCCTGAGCAAGATACCAACAGATATCACCCAGTTCACGTTTCATATGGAAGACATTCTCTTCGTTGTAAGGTTTACCCTGGAAGATAATCTTCTTTACAACTTCAGTAAACTCACCAGACTCTGCACAGAGACCAAGAGCAGCAGTTAGCAACTGTGACGTATTTGTTCCAGTTACCTCAAGTTCTGCAAGGCGAGATCCCATTGCACCATAGTCAAGACTAGGTTCACTAGTTACTCCTTTAACAAACTCTACGTATTTTTCAGTATCAACTTTAGTCATGAAAATTAGGGATAAATGGTTCTTGGCAATTTGGGGGGAGTTCTTTAATTTCTACTTCTTTCCAACTACCACCAACACCGCCGTCCATATTGACGACAATATCTTTAGTTGGAAGTTTAGGTCTTTCTAAAAGTTTAACCTCAACGGTTTCATAGATTGGTTTGAATTGGTAATAGTGCCCATCACCTCTTGTTCCAATAAGATTAACAGCATCTTTAATAGAACCGCAATCAGCAATCTTCTTTCCAGTTGGATCAAATACAGAGTAGTATCCGTTCAAAACTTAAATCCCTCAAATGATTTCTTTGGTTTTGGTTCATCATTATTATACTCCTCATCCTGACCACTGTCAAGAATGTCATCCTGTGCTGACTGCTCACAATCATAAAGACGCATCTTGGCACGATCAATTCCAACTACAAACCGTTTAAAAATAGTTGGATCATTATATCTATTCTTTAATTGCTTCACCATAATTTGTCCTAGTCCTTCAAGGTCATCTGTAGAAATAAGGGCAAGCATAAGATCAGCAGTAGCAGGGAGACCAAAGGACTCAGAAGTGTCAGTAATGTCAACGTCAGAGCTACCATAACCAGAACGAGTGGTCTGGGTGGCAGATACGATAGGGACGTTTGCCTCACAAGCGAGGCCTCGAAGTTCTTCAGCAATTGCTTTGACAACTGTATATGAATTGACATTACTACCAGCGCGATATCTTTCGGAAGCACATATATTAAGGTAATCAATGAAAATAATATCAGGTCTAAATGCCTTCTTAAGTGCAAGTTCATTAAGAAGTGCTCTAAAGTGACCACTATGTGCGCTGGCAGTTGGATACTCCTTAATTATAAGAGAACCCTGAGTTTTCTGCGATAGTTTTGTTACCTTTTCCTCAAACATTTGTTTAGGAAGTTCTGTTATCTCCTGAATAGGTACATTGAGTAAGTTAGCATCAATTCGCTCCGCAATTTTCTCCTCAGCCATTTCAAGCGTGATGTATAATACGTTTTTCCCTCCCAGGAGGGCGGAAGATGCCACATGGCACATAAACAAACTTTTGCCGACACCAGTGCCAGCAAGAGCAATGTTAAGCGTTTTATTCGGGAGACCACCCTTCGTAATTTTGTTGAAATACTCAAGGTCGAACGGTATTTTGTCTTCTTTGCGGTGGTACGATTCATATCTTGTTTCATAATCAAGTAAGTAATCATGCCCTACATGAGCATCAAAAGAAACTGCTAGTGCATTTGAAAGAATACTAGGAATAGCATCTCGATCTTTATCTTTATCTTTTCCCTCTGCGAGTGAAATAGATTCCATCAGTGCCAAATAGATAGCACGATCGCGACACCACTTTTCAGTAGTATCACATAACCAATCAAAATCTGTAGGAGAATCTTCAAGATAACTAATGAGTTTTGTAATCTCACTAAAGGTTGTGTCATTAATATCCTGACGTTTCTCTACCTCAATACAGAGAACCTCCTTTGTTGCTGGTTGGTTATATTCTTGAATAAATTTTTCAATCTCTTCAAAAACAATTCTTTGATTAGAGTCCTCATAGTAATCAGGTTTAATAAAAGGAATTACCTTACGAAGATACTCCTCATTGTAAAGAAGATTTCTTAGAATTAGAATTTCAACTTTGTCCATGTGGAATGTCAAATACGAAGGTTATACGGGTTTCATCACCGATATTAACGGTTCCATGAGGTAGTTTGTTGTTAAACCAAAGGAGAGTTCCTGGTTCAACAATGACAGTTTCTTTGCCACAGAAATATTGATACCTTCCAAGTATTGAAAGGTGATATCTGTTTCTGCTCAGATAGTATGTTCCTTCATCAATGTGAGCCCCAACAATCTCATCAACAGGAAGTGAAAGAAAACCGCATCTGTGAATGTCTGCATTCTTGAATTGCTTGCGTATGATCTTTCGGATCTCACTGTGATGAGCATAGGCAGGAGTTTTGATGCTGATCTCAGAGTCTCCCACAAAGTCTTCCTTGTGTTTGACACTACCCATTATAAGTTGAAGTGTGCTGATTGGCAAGTCTGCAAATCCTCTATCAACTAAGGACTGAGTGTTCTTCAGATTTTTCTGATGGTCCCAGTCCTGTGGATATTTCTTTAGTTGTTCAACTACTTTGCTGACGTTTATCTTTGTCTTTAATATTTTTAGATTTTCCAAGATACTTGTCACTTTCAAGGTCAGTAATTAGAGTCATTCCAGAATTAATAAATTCTTTACTTTTATCTACACTATGTCGTGTATTACGATCCATAACTAAACTGCTCCTTTGCAACTGTATCCAGTTTCTCCATCACTTCAGGTGTGAAGTATGCTTCTGGGTCTTTGTAGATTGCTTTAGCGTAGACTTTCTTACCGTCTATCTCATAACGACCTGCAACATTTTTCCAGAGACCTCCCAGTTCACC